CGGCCAGGACCGCTTCTCTGAGCGTGAAGGAACCTACTTCTCTTGGGTCCAGCCTTACCAGGCCCACACCAGAAACCCTGATGAGGGTATTAACGTGTACTCATTTGCTTTGAGACCTGAGGAGCACCAACCCAGCGGAACTTGCAACTTCTCCAGAATAGATAACGCTACCCTCCAGCTTGTCCTCTCCAACGCCACTGTTGAGGGAACCAAGACTGCCAAGGTCCGTGTCTATGCCACCAACTACAACGTTTTGAGAATTATGTCTGGTATGGGAGGCCTTAACCATTTGCGCAAGCGAATAACCAGGGCCGAAAAGCAGTATGCTATAGTAAAGCGACCACTTACTATAGAAAACCATTTTAGCCGTCGCATAAATATAAATAACCCCAGGCTAACTGCTAGTGACATTTGGAAACAAATGTTGCAACATATCTTGTTGTTCGGGAAACCCCTTATAGCTTTTTCTACCAAGTCTAAATTGGAAACTTTTAGATGGCCGAGAGTAATTAACTCGGGTATGGTAATAATGAAAAAGATTGGGCAATCCGCATGCTTACTACCTAAATTCGCTATGATAGAATATGGTAGGGCGTCAGAGACTGAACGGATATGGGTCAGCAATGAAGGTCTAATCAACCTGAGCTGGCTTAAGATACAGTCCTCCCCATCTGGAAACTTATGGGAAACAGAGTGCTTATTCCAACTAAGCGCAATGTGTTACAAATTATTATATTGGTTTTATTGTAATAGTAAAATTGAAATAAATAATAAATTAATTATTCATAATATAAATATTATATTATGAACTTTGAAGAAACAAATTATATTACATTCTCTTATTTCTAGTAAGTCTTCTGTGTCTATAACTTTTTCTAAGCTTAGAGCCAGTTCTTCGCTTACTTCTATTTTGTCTTCGTCTAGTTTTTCTGAAGCCCTTTGCTGAAGCCTTAGTTTCTCTTTCAAGATAGTCTTCAATTGCTTTTAATTTAAATCCAAAAGTCATTCCTCGATCAATACTACTGGATATATCAGGAAATTTTTGTATTGCTTTTGTAATTACATCATCGCTATTATGAGGACAAGGTGACAAACCAATACGTCTACATATCATTTTTTTAAGGTCATCGGCAAGTTTATCATAAATTGCTTTTATTTTTTTATATTCAGTATTTTCTTGAGGTGTAAAATGTATTTCTTTTTTTGAACCACTATTAATAGCTTCAACTGCTCGATCAATAATATAATCAGTTCTTTCACCCGCATCCATCATTCTTACATATTGACTACGCATATTTAATTCAAGAACTGCAACAATAAAATTTTCCATATTATATTGCCCATTATTTTGACTACCATATCTTTCCATATCTCTTACTTGTAATCGATCATTTCTCATATCAGCATCAAATAGATTATATTGTGCTCTGGCAATACCTTCTTCTCTTATTTGATTTAATAAATTTGGTGGTTCTTGATTGTCATATGGATATTCATTATCATTATTATCATTATTATCATTATCATAAGATTCAGTATCCCAATCAGCCATTTCTTCACGAAAATCTCTTTCTGCATTACTATAATTACTACTACTGCGAGACATAGTTTATATATTATGTATATAAAGTATTTTTTTAATAACAGTTATTAGAAAAATAGTTTAAATACAAATACAAATATAAATATATAATTATAAATGTCTAAAATACCAGTAGTTCTTATTTTTGGCGGAAATGGATGGATTGGTTCTAAAGTAGTAGAATTATTACAAAACTCAAATATTACTGTAATTAAGTCTTTATGTCGCGCAGATGATATTCCAATGATACAAAAAGAAATAGATTTAATTAAGAATGTAACGCATATTATGAGTTTTATTGGCCGTACACATGGTGTCTATAATGATGAAGTAATTGGAACTATTGATTATTTAGAGAAACCTGGTAAACTAGTTGAAAACATGCGAGATAATTTATTTAGTCCTATTGGACTAGCTGAAATAAGCAAAAAGAATAATATTCATTTCACATATTTAGGAACTGGTTGTATTTTTGAATATGATAATAGTCATCATTTTGGTAATCCAGAAACGGGATTTTTAGAAGAAGATTTACCTAATTTTGTAGGTTCATCATATTCTATTGTCAAGGGATATACTGATAGACTAATGCATCTTTTGTATTCAGAATGTACATTAAATGCGCGAATTCGTATGCCAATTACGGATGAAGCTGATAGTCCAAGAAATTTCATTACAAAAATAACAAGTTATAAGAAAGTATGCTCTATACCAAACTCAATGACAGTTTTAGATGAGTTATTGCCAGTTTTAATAGAGATGGCTTTAAATAATCAAGTAGGAACAGTAAATCTAACAAACCCTGGACTAATTTCACATAATGAAATATTAAGCATGTATAAAGAAATTGTAGATCCAAATTTTACTTGGGAAAATTTTTCAATTGAAGAACAGAACCAAATTTTAGCATCAAAACGTTCAAATAATTGTTTAGATACAATGAAACTAATAAATATTTCTTTAGGGCTAAAAAATAAGGTATCAACTATTAATGAAGCAGTTAGAGATGTATTATTAAGAATGAAAAATAAGAAATAATAGAGTTATAAAAATATTATAAGTTATAAATAAATTAATAATTTACAATATAAAAATAAAAGAAATGAAACTTCTTATTACTGGTGGATGTGGATTTATTGGATCCAATTTTATAAACTATTACTTTAAGCAAAATTTAGAAGCAACTATTGTAAATTTAGACGCAATGTATTATTGTGCTTCTGAAACTAATATTGATTCAGAAGTACGTAATTCATCACGATATCATCTGGTTAAAGGTAATTTATGCTCGTATGATCTAGTATCAAATATTTTAAATATTTATCAAATAGATACAATTATCCATTTTGCGGCACAATCACATGTTCAAAATTCATTTGAAGATGCGCTACAATATACACATGATAATGTTCAAGGTACACATACTTTGTTAGAAGCTTGTAGAAAATATGATAGAAATAATAAAAAAATTAAAAGATTTATTCATATATCAACAGATGAAGTATATGGAGAATCAATGTTAAATGAAAATGAAGAGAAGAAAAATGAAAACTCTATATTATGTCCAACAAATCCTTATGCTGCGACAAAAGCAGCAGCCGAATTGATTGCTAAGTCATATTATCATTCATTTAAAATGCCAATTATAATTACACGTGGTAATAATGTATATGGTCCAAATCAGTATCCAGAGAAACTTATACCAAGATTTATTCAACAATTACAACAGGATAAAAAGGTTACAATACAAGGAGATGGATCAAATGTGCGAGCATTTTTACATGTAAATGATGTATGTTCAGCATTAAAATTAGTATTAGAAAAGGGAGAAACTGGAGAAATATATAATATTGGTAGTGACGATCATCATGAATATACTGTGTTAGATATTGCAAAAATATTAATAGAAAAAATTAAGAAAACAATGGACTATGATGATTGGATTACATATATTGAAGATAGACCATTTAATGATAAACGATATTATATTAGTAATGAAAAAGTAAAAAATCTGGGTTGGACAATTGATAAAGATTTTAATAATGGTATAAATGAGTTAATTATTAAAATGGCTGAAGATAATGTATAATACTTATAATAGCTATATTTTTATTTTTTATTTTTATTATTTTTTGATAACAATATATTGCGGTTTGGTGCAACACAAGCCTTTATTTGACCAACAGACTGTCCAGATATTTTTGATAGCTGTGTTATCATATTATCAATAACAAGTTTATTTACAGATTTTTGATTTCTTAACATTTGTTTATGTACATCATTAAGATAATATAAGTTACAATTAGGTTTGTTAAATTTTATATCCTGAAAAGCAAATGAACTAACAAATAGTAAACAAGTTATAAATAATTTACAGAACATTTCTTTATAATTCATAATATTTTGTTTTATAAAGAAAATACAATATTTTCAATTTTAGTAAATATTATTTACAATAATTTATAATAACTAGATAATATAAATAATGTCAATAGAAACAACTACAACAAATACAGAACCAAGTACAATAAATATTACAACAATTAAAACAGATATAAAGATACCAATTAGTTTTTTAAAATCAATTCAGGAATTACAACAAACAGGACAAACAGAACAAACAGAACAAACAGAACTAAATTGTAATAATATAATAAATCAAATTGAATCTACTCTATTTAATAATACTATAATGAATAAAAATGTAAATGAAGAAATGAATAAACTAACAATAAAGGGAGGAAAGTATATAAATAAAAAATTCAAAGGAAAAAAATATAAAACAATTAAAAATAAAAAAAATAAAACTAAAAGAACCTCTAATAGAAAAAATAAAAAAACTAAAAAAAATTATAATCAAAAAGGTGGAACAAAATTATTTATATTTTATTTTATAATATTAGTATTTCTAATTTTTAATCCCTTATCATCCGATGCTTTAACACTAACAAAAGATAAAGATGTTTTATCTAGAATAATTAGCGCAGGTAAAAATTCATTAGTATTTGAAAATCCAAAAGGCACATGTGCTTCAAATGTTTTATTTTTTCTAAAAACCATATCACTTGAAACTCATGTAAATAATTTATTAAATGTTGTAAAAATGACTGCTGATACTATATCACAAAATTTAAATATTAATGCTACTTTAGAAACTAAATGGCTAGATTTTTCATTATTTGGTGTAACTAATGCTGAAATACAGGAAAGTATGGGTCCCAATAAATTGATTGATTATCGTGCCAAATTATATGTAACACAATTACAAAAATATTGTTCTAGTATTGGAAAAGGATTTATTACAATATTCTTATATCCAGGTAAAAGAGAAAAACACGCAACAATACTTTGGTATACAGAAACAGGTAATATTGTTTTAATTGATCCTCAATTATTTAGTGTATATAAAAATTATGGTATAGAAATATATTCTGATATAAATGATGAATCAGACAAATATAATGCAGGATCTGGTATAAAAGTTCTCTCTTTAACTAACTATATTAGAAACCATGTTGATTTAGACACAAAATTTGAGCGTTCATGGTTATTAACTTCAAAACATTTTCAACTTAATAATAATTCAACAGAATTATCAGAAGCAAATCCATATTATGAAAAAGGTATAAAATTATTAAAGGAAAATCAAAATAAAAAAGATAGCAATTCTGATTTATAATTTTACTCTTATACCAGAGTTATTTATTTACTCTTATATCAGAGTTATTTATTTTACTCATCATCACTATTATCACTATTATTATCTTCATTAGTATTATTTGTTGAATTACTTGTATCAGCTATTTCAACATAATCAGTTCCATTCCATTTAATATTTGCTGAATTAAATAACATATTCATATTTAATACTTCTGGTTTTTCATCTGATCTAAAACTGGTAAATAATGTCTTAATTTGAGCATCATCTCTAAAGCGGGCACTATATTCTTGCTGAATATTATTACGACCAATTCTACCAAGAGCTTGAATAATTTTCTCTTGTGTCATATTCAAATCCTTACTCAAATAACCATGACAAAACTGATAATTAGTACCATAAATATAATCAGTATCCGCAATAATTAAATATAACAATTGTTTATCAGCTAACTTCTTCATAATTTCAGTATAAGCAATACTTTTATGTTCAGTAAATACACCAATACCAAGAAGAAGTAGAACCTTCCAACTATCATCTACATCCTTTAGTAACATAATAGATGAAATTGTGGCCTCATCAATATTACTAGTAAATGCATTTTTTGTATCAGTCTTCACATTTTCTGCCCATATGCCCAAATGTGCCAATTTATTAGGAACAAATACATCATTAAGTGTCGCACTTTTAACCATCTTTTTAAGTTCTTCGAGTGTGTCGCGCATTTTAACAATATTATTATCATCAGTTCTTTCAACTATATCGAATGCAATTTTGCTCTTACTTTTATTTTTCTTTTCCAATGATTTTGATGTACCACTAGAACCGCATAATTTGTTAGTTATTTTCTCTTCCTCAAATGCTAATTCGCTTTCAATATCATAAATTCTTTCGTTCAATGTATTATTAAACTCTATTTTCTCCATAATATCTTTCATTACACTTGCTGGAATATTTGATTGTTGAATACAAAACTTAGCAACTTTATGAACATCATTTGCTAAGAATATAGTAGGACCATCTGTTAATGTATAAGCATCTTTTGTAGTAACATAAATAGCACAACTGCCCTTAGGAATAGTATTACTTGTATTAATATTAGTTGGAACTGAACCAGTTGATGCCATTCGAGACAATATACCTCCACCTAATGAATTGTTAGAACTAGATTGTTCTACAGCTCCAATACTGCGCATTTTTGTTACTTTATTTCCACTAGGATCAATTGATGTATTTGGCATAATTCTCTGTTTTCTACCAAGTTGAAATGCGTTATATACAGAATTCCATGATTCAGGCAATATATTTTTAAGAACTTTCAAATAATACAATTTTATGCTCTTCATATTAATATCAGAAACATTTGCAAAATTACGTGAAAATTTAGCAGGTGTCTTTATATAATTATTTCGTTCAACATACATAGCAAATAATGCTGTTTCTTTTAGATCAAAATATCTTAAAAGTGTCATATGTTCTTCACAATGATTTACAACTTTTAAAACATCTTCATATTTTTCACTTAGATAATGCGGCATAATTACATAACCATTATTATCAATTAGTGGTATAGTTTTCTTACAATCGTGACTAACAATATTGAAAATACGAGTATTCTTAAATTTTGCCTTAAAATCAGAAATTGTTTGTACAAGTTCATGCTCTTTTGGTAAAGTAGCAGATGATAAAACCATATTTGGTATAAGATTTTCACTCCAGTTTTTCTTTATAATTTTATGAAGTAAATGATTATCATAATCCATTGTAATTGTTGGCTCATCCCATTGAACTACAATCTTTTCAGGTTTATTAAATGCTAGCATATAATACATAGCAGGTAAATAAGAACGTATATCACATATCATAATTTCAACCTTGACACCATTTGAATTGTCAACCTTTCTAATTGCTCCACTACGTCTATCAACTGTATAATCTTTGGCGGCAAAATAATGTAGACGAATATCTTCAGCACTAGAACAACCAAAGGCAAACGCAATTTTCTTATTAGCAGAAATTGCACTTCTTGCTAAAGCAAGCCCAACGTGTCTAGCAGCACATACAAATATAACACGATGCCCTTCAGATAATCCAAGAGGTGTCAATGTTTTACCAGTTCCTGTAGGAGCAATATATAAAACTAATTTAGGTTGTTTACTCTTTACAGAATTAAATATTTCTTTCTGATGATCATACAAAGTTAAATCACTATATTTCAATAAATTGGCATTGCGCTCAATAAATTCATATGAGTTTTGTATAATATAGCCCAAATCAACCTCATTATTTGTTTCATAATACTCAAGAACAGCAATAATAATGCGTTTCAAGTGTATATTAATATATTGAATATTATTATTAACTAAGTTACTAAGAGTATAATAATGAAATAACCAATGTTTATTATTAGCAGTTTTTTCACTTATCATTTGTTCAAAATGTCTGAACAACACAAATTCATATATATTTGAATTTACACTATCAATATTTTCGCTACGAGATAATCTAATTTGATCCTTAGTTTTTAATTTAACATCAGCAACAATATCAATGTAGCAAATATTTTCAGTCTTACTATTATTATCATGCTCAGATAATTCATTTTCAACAGTTTTTTTCTTATCTTTTTTACTCTTATTTTTCTCAAATTTAATAAATGTGTAACCTTGCTTCGATACAATATTTTTTACTTTATCAGCAAAGTATTTATTATATAAATATTCTTCTATTTCACTGCTAAATTCTATCTTTAGAAATGTAAAGAGAGAATCTGTTTTATTAATTTTGATATTCACATCAGAATATCCTTTGATAATTAAATCAAGAACCTCATTTTCTTGACTAGAAACGGGAATTTCAATACTGTCCCATTCAGATTTAGACAATTTAATTTGTTTAAGATCCATTTTAATGTAGGTAAAAGTGTTTATTATAATTAATATTTATTTCTTTAAGTAGCTTTTATAAATCAATTTTTTTGATGTCCAAAATAAAATTGAATTATAAAAACCAAATAAAAATAACATTATAAATAATATAATATAAAATAAAATGTCACTTAACTATTTTGTAAATATCGTTTCTATTGAGGGAAATATTGGCTCTGGCAAATCTACATTGCTAGAAAAATTAAAAGAATTATTTAGAGAAAATAATAATATAATATTTTTAAGAGAGCCAGTTGATGAATGGGAAAAAATTAAGGACAAAGATGGTAATACAATGTTGCAAAAATTTTATGCTAATCAAAAAGAATATTCATTTGCCTTTCAAATGATGGCATATATTTCTAGATTATCTATTTTAAGAGAAACTGTTAAAAATGTTATTAATAAAATTTTAAGACAAAAAACTTCTGATAAATATATAATTATAACTGAACGCAGTTTATATACAGATAAATATGTATTTGCAAAAATGTTATATGATCAGGGCAAAATAGAAGATGTAAACTATCAAATTTATTTAAATTGGTTTGATGAATTTTCAAAAGATTTTCCAGTAAATGAAGTTATTTATGTAAATACTGATCCTAACAAATGTTATGAACGTATTCATAAAAGATCTCGTGTTGGTGAAGAAGTAATTTCATTATCTTATCTTAATTCATGTAATAAATATCATGAAGAATTTCTTAATGAAATATTAGCTATTAATGTAGATGAAGATATGAAATTAAATCAATTAGTTTTAGATGGAAACCAAGATATATTTGAAAATAGTGAAGTAGTTAATGAATGGATTAGATCAATTAAACAATTTTTAAAAATATAATAAAATAATTTATAAATAGCATATTATAAATAATATTGTAAATATATTTATAATATGAATACTAATATTAACAATAGTATAGAAATAAATATTTGTCTTTTTTGTCCTCATTGTAAAGAACTAGTATTAATAGAACAATTAAATTGTTGTATTTTTAGACACGGTATTTTAATTGAATCAGGAAAACAAATAGACCCACATGCATCTAAAGAACTATGTGATTATTATATAGAAAAAAATAAAATATATGGCTGTGGTAAGCCATTTCAAATTATAAAAAATGAAAATAATGAATTAATAGCAGTTATTTGTGATTATATCTAAATTTTTATTAGTTATTTTCTAGAATATAATTTTAAGCATATAGTTTTTTAGCAGTATTAATAGTATTAAATAAAGATGCAAAACTAGGAACTAATGGTCCCTTCATTTCTGGTCTAGACTTTATCTTATCTATTTGCTCATCTAGTTTTTCATCTAATTTTTCATCTAATTTTTCATTTATTTCCTTTATAGATTTTTTTTCTCTACTATTACGGATTTCAAAAAATTTATTTTGTACTTTTTCTGATGTAATATAAAATTCATTATAATCATCTTTTTCTAAATCTATATCTGTATCATATATTGGCAATTCAGATAAAATATTTTTAACAACATTCTTATACAAGCGAAAATTATCTTTATAATTATTTTCTTTATATAGTTCCATTAAAAAATATGGATCTATAAACATTCCATAAAAACTATTATTATATTTTAGATCATTTTTAAATACTTCTTTTAAACATTCGTAATGGTCTTTATCAATCCTACTATATCTTCCACGAGTATATGAATTATTTTTTATTTGTTCTAAAAAAGAATAAGGACATGTTGATACATAATTACCATGTTTATTTATCCAATTAAGAGTACATTTATTACAAAATGATGAAAATTCACAATCGTAGCAACAATTATAACAACCACCAGTATTAATTATTTTTGATATATATTTACTATATACATCATTTGATTGATTTCTAGGAATTAACAAAAGTTTACATCCAGCACATAATACATTTCCTTCAGCGTCTCTTGAGCATTTTAGTCCATTATTAAATCTTGATATTACTGTAGATTGTTTTTTGTGACATGATTTTTCTTTTATACATCCATTTTTAATTAAATTTAAATATTTATTTTTTGGCATTCGTCCATTTTTATAGTTTGACATTTTAGTTATGTTATAAATATAATTAAACTATGTTTATATAATTATTTTGTTAGTTATATAATTATTTTATTAGATATTTTGTTAGTTGTTAGAATTAAAATTGAGAAAATTTGTAAATAAATTAATAATATCTAAATAATAGTCCATTGATGCTAATAAGAAGTCACCATAATATTTTCTTTGTAAAATTTCATTTGTATCATATAAAACATACAATGCAAACAATATTATTCCAAAAAATGAGAGATATTTATTAACTTGGGTCATATGTTGACCTAATACAAAAACTAAACGAAATACAATTAATAATAATAATGACCAAAATAAAAAGGCACCAAACTTGTAGCCTAAATTAATTCCACCAGCAGTTAATGCTATACCAGTTGCTAACATAACGCCAAATACTGACATAGCACCTTGAATAGCAGTATCAATTGCGGTTAAACTATATTTCTTTTTATAAACACTAAGCATAACTCCAAATACATATGAAAATAATGCAAATAAAGCAAATTTCATTATCTTAGGCATTGGAACAAAAACAAATATAAAAATAATTATGAGTAGTGCTATAAATAACGGAATTGAGTTTATCTCAGGATTATTTGTCTTAGTCATTACGTAATATGTAATACATAATTGAATTAATAAATTAAGAAACACCATTACTAAAAAATTACGTTTTTCATACATAGTACTAAAAAT